TGCGCGTCGGCCTCGCGAGCGGCAGGGCAAGTCTCACCATCACGCCGGCGGAAGGCAAGGCCACCGCGCAGACCGAGTCATCGAAGACGATTGCTTTGGCCGCCAATACTGCCGCCGCCATCCGCTGGCAGGCGGGCGCCTTCCTCGTCGGCCGCGAGAAGCTGCGCGGCGATGTCCTGACGATCCGCCCGAGCGGGGCAGGGGAGCTCGCATTGGACGGCCGCCGCTATCGCGGTGCACTCGAGCTGCGCCACAAGGGCGGGGGACTGACAGCCGTCAACATCGTGCCGGTCGACGACTATCTCCGGAGTGTTGTGCCGGAGGAGATGCCGGTCGACTGGCCAGCGGAGGCCATCAAGGCGCAGAGTGTCGCGGCGCGCAGCTTTGCGCTCGCGAGCCGCGGCCGCCATGCCAGCGAGGGCTACGACCTCTGCACGACGACGCACTGCCAGCTCTACACCGGCACTGCCGCCGAGAAGTCTGCTTCGAACGCCGCCATCAAGGCGACGCGCGGCGAGGTGCTGACGTACGGCGGCAAGCCAATCGAGGCACTGTTCCACACGGACAGCGGCGGCATGACGGAAAACAGCGAGGATGTCTGGGGCAGTCATGTGCCATACCTGCGCGCTGCCAGGGACACGCCTATGAAGACCATGCCGTGGACAAAGACGATCAGCAGGGCCGACCTCGAGCGCAAGCTCGCGGCCAAGGGCCATGATATCGGCAAGGTCCGCTCGCTTGCGCTCTCGCCGCTCGCCATCGGCCGCGCCGCCAAGGACCGCACCGCGTCGGGCCGCGTCAAGACCATGACTGTGACGGGCACGAAGGGCACGGCGACCTTGAGCGGCACGACCTGGCGCAGCCTGCTCGGTCTCAAGAGCACGCTCTTTGACGTCAAGCTGACGAAAGACGCCGTGACCTTCACAGGCTATGGCTCCGGCCACGGCCTCGGCATCTCGCAGTGGGGAGCCGAGCGCATGGCCGCGAAGGGTGCCTCGTACGCCGAGATCCTGCACCACTATTACACCGGCACCACATTGCAGCAACTGTACTGAAAATAGAAAATAGATGAGAGGTTTTACTTATGTTATTATCCGATTTTGATTACGACCTGCCAGAAGAGCGCATCGCCCAGGTGCCGATCGAGCCGCGCAATGCCTCGCGCCTCATGGTGCTCGACCCGGTGACGAAGGAGATCGAGCACCGACACTTCTACGACCTCAAGGAATTCCTCGAGCCAGGCGACACGCTGATCTTCAACGACACGCGTGTCATGCCGGCCCGCCTGATTGGCCACCGTGACCAGACGGGTGGCAAGGTCGAGGTCTTCCTGCTGCGCCGCCTCGACGCGAATCACTGGGAGACGCTCGTCAAGCCGGGCAAGAAGGCGAAGCCGGGCAATGTCATCCGCTTCGGCGATGAGCTCTCGTGCACCGTTACCGAGCACACGGACTTCGGCGGCCGCATCGTCGAGTTCCACTACGACGGCATCTTCGAGGAGATCCTCGACCGCCTCGGCGAGACGCCGCTGCCGCCGTACATCCACGAAAAGCTCGAGGACAAGGAGCGCTACCAGACGGTCTACAACCGCGAGGAGGGCTCGGCCGCCGCGCCGACGGCCGGCCTGCACTTCACGAAGGAGCAGATGCAGGAGCTGCGCGAGATGGGCGTCAACCTCGGCTTCGTCACGCTGCACGTCGGCCTCGGCACGTTCCGCCCGGTCAATGTCGAGAACATCGAGGAGCACGAGATGCACAAGGAGTACTACTGCATCCCCGACGAGACAGCGAAGCTCATCATGGATACGAAGAAGGCCGGTCACCGCGTCATCGCCGTCGGCACGACGAGCATCCGCACGCTCGAGTCCGCCGCCACGGCCAAGAATGAGATTGCCGGCAAGAGCGGCTGGACGGGCATCTTCATCTACCCGGGCTATGACTTCAAGATTGTCGACGCCATCATTACGAACTTCCACCTGCCCAAGTCCACGCTGATCATGCTCATCAGCGCCTTCGCCGGCCGCAACTTCGTGCTGAACGCCTACAAGACCGCCGTCGAGATGAAGTACCGCTTTTTCTCGTTTGGCGATGCAATGTTCTGCTCACGCAAGCAACCAGACGCGGAGCGAGCCGAAGAGCTCAAAGAACTCGAGGAGCTCGACCGACAGCGCGAGGCTGAGGCCGAGAAAAAAGAATGATGTGACAGTAAAAGCCTTCCCTATGCGGGAAGGCTTTTTTTTCAGTGGTAGAGGAATGTATGGGTTTCGCCGTTGACGAAGGTGATCTGCGTGACATGGCCGTCGAGTACGACGATTTGCTTGATGACCGCGTTGACGAAGTTCTTGAGCTCGAGGTTGCCGACACGCATGGCGAGCTCGGGAAAATCGATGCCGCCACGCACCATGGCAGACTGGAAGAGCAGGCGGGCGGCTTTGTCCAGGAACTCTTCATCGGTCAGCGAGCTGGCGAAGACGGAAGACTGCCGCGCCTTCTCAAGTTCGGCTTGCAGGCGGGCGATGGTATCCTGCAGGTGCTTCTTCTCTCGCAGGAAGTCGGCTTGTGGCATCTCGTCCTCAGCGTAGAGAAACAGGTGCATGAGTCGCGACAGGGCGCGTCGGTTCTTCTCGAGTTCGGCCTGTAGGTTAGCCTTGCGGGTCTGTGTTGCGCTATCATCATGTTGCTCGTCAGCCGGCTGATATTCTGCCGTACTGAGGCGGCTCCCCAGCAGGGCAGCCCGCACGCGGCGTAACGCATCATCTGACAGAGACGCGCCACAGAAGTCGTCACCGTGCAGCAGGAAGCGCTGGATGCGAGCTTTTGACCACTGCGGGCGGAAGGCGTCGCGCAGGCGGATCACATTGCTGATGTAGTTGAAGATGAAACCGCCGATACGAATGTCGGTGACGTATCGGTTCTTGCACATGCCCTTCTGACGCCGGCCGCCGCAGTTGTACATAGAGGGCTGGTAACCAGACGCGCGGACTCGGTCGATTGATGCGATGTAGTTGCTGCCACAAAAGCCGCAGCGTATCAACCCGGCGAAGACGTGCACGAGCTTCCTCTGCACGTGTGTGGCCTTGCCATGTCGGCGCTGGTTCTTCGTCAGCCAGAAATCAATCTGCCGGCAGTCTGCTTCGGAGAAAAGTGGCGGATGATGTTTCGCACACATTATCCAGTCATTCTTATTTTTGAAGCTGAAGGTCGTTTCTGACTCGTCACGGTAGTTGTAGCGGTACGTCCCACGGTAGAACGGGCTGCGCAAGATGATGGCCACGGTGGCCGGCGTCCATGCGTAGCCGCGCCGCGTGCGCCTGCCTGCCTCATTGAGCAGGCGGGCCGTGTAGGTGAGGGAGTGTGTGCGCAGGTAGATGTCCTTGAGCTCCAAGGCGATTCTTGCTTCGTCATCGCGAATCGAGAAGGAATCCGTCTCGCGGTCGTAGCGGTAAGCAAACGGCACGCGGCCGCCGTTCCACTTTCCCTCGGCAGCCCTGGCGTTCATCGTCGAGGATACGCGCTCGCTTGTCATGTTGCGCTCGAGTTCAGCGAAGACGAGGATGATCTTGAGCATGGCCTCGCCCATGGCCGTACTGGTATCGAATTGTTCGTTTTTCGACACGAACGTCACGCCGAGCTTCTTGCACCGCGCGTACATCGTCGCAAAATCGAGCAGATTGCGGCTGATGCGGTCAATCTTCCAGACCAGCACGTGAGAAAATTCGCCGGCCTCGATGCGCTCCATCATGTCCTGGAAGGCTGGACGGTCCGTATTCTTGCCCGAGTAGCCGGCATCCTCGAAGACCTCATAATCCTCGATACCCAAGGCGTACCTTGCATAGTTTATCATGTCCTGCCTCTGCATCGGCAGGGAATCTTTGTCCACTTGGTGCAGCGTGGACACGCGGCAGTATATTGCCGCTTTCTGTGCTCTTGGCATAGAGCTCTGCCTCCTCTCGGAGACCGGCAGATGTATCTATGCTCATTGTAGCAGGAGAGCGGGCGGCCATGCGCACGCCGATGCGTGCGTCAAAACGAAACCGATTGCGGATTCTGATAATCCGTAGTATAATATGGCATCAAGTTATTCACTGGTCACTGGCGCGGCCATGGTAGTCCACAGCTGCCAGAATCTGGTGCCAGGGTCGTACCACCAACGGCACAGAAAAAGCCCGCGCTCTGGCGGGCTTTTCGCATATCAGAAAGAAGGTGATAAAAGTGATTTCGGCTGATTATAAACCTGCAATAGATGATAAGCCGTTCGTGATACCACCCCACGATAAGAAAAGGAAGCCATTATCGTGGGACGCATGGAATCAATGGCTCAAAATCCATAATGCATGATGCTTTTACTGCTATACCGATATTATTGGGGATTTGAGTGACAACACCAAGGCTGGTTTGTGTAGGAACCTTCATCGGGACGATGTTGCCGCTAGAGTCGTGCAAGAACACTTTGGATTGAATACCAATCAGGCGCATCTTTCTGCCGAACGATACGATACCACTAGATGAAAGAATCGCTCCATTATCATATGCTATAATGGGAGAACCACTTGATCCAGGAAAACAAGAAGCGTCTATCAAGAACACTTTTTCACCATTATAATCAAGATCTGGGCGAGTCGCGGTGATTCCTTTTCTGAAGATAGGCATATGGTTTGTGGTATCTGAGATGCCATCAGGATATCCAATCATGATGACATCATGCATTACATTGATATCTTTCATCTCGTCTTCGTTTGCTATTTCTGTAGGCGAGAGATATGGGACGAACAACGATTCATGGTATTGTTGCATAATTGGGCCTATCATGATAGCTGCAAGATCGACGGAAGGATTTGGGTGAAAGATGGTAAGGCGCTCCGCGTGGTCGAATGAAAATGATAAAGTATTCCCAACAGATGGTTTACCGCCTGTTCCTTTAGTGATTTTTATTTCAACGCATGAAGCGCCTTCAAGAACATGGCGATTCGTTATCAAGAGAGGTGTGTAGCATTCTTTTTCAGTTCCTTTATTATAGTCAAATGCGAAAAAGAACCCTGTTCCACTGCTCAATAGTCCCGCATGCGTGGTGACAGACATCTGAGTGGTAACGAACGGGAGCTGTTCGATGAAATCCATAATATCCTTCCTTTCCTGGCCGCCTGCGGGCGGTCTTTTTTCTTGCCAGAGGCGGATTAACTGATAAAGCGGGCAATGCTCATATCAATATCTGGCTGCCGGTAGTCGGGTGAGACGATGGACCATTTGCGGGCAACGATGTCGATGTAATGTGAGAAAGTGTCTTCTCGCAGAAGAAACCAGTAGTCTGGGCGGCCTTTTGATACGGCAATCAATGCGCCAGCGGAGTCGTAGTAGTAAATGTAGCGATAGTGCTGGTAATAATGGTACTCGTCGACATTGTTGTCATGCATCACGACGGAGGCGTAGAGGATGACTTCCTCTTTTAGGTCACTGAAGTCTTGCAGCGGGTGGAGGCGGGCAGCGACACGAATATGGTCCTGGCGCACTGTCTCATCAGCATACACCTCTTTGATTGTGTAAAATTCAATGCCTTGGTTATTCAACAAGCAATTCTTGGTGTTCAGATAGTAACTCGTTGTATTGGTAGAATAGACCCACACCCATGGAGATGTAGAAGCAAGTGCAGTCCCATGCAGGGATGTGCATAGGAAAAGCAATAGGAAGAGCATACGTTTTGCCATTGAAGAGCAATCAAGAAGCACAGAAATACACCACCTAAAAGCCAACTAGATTACTTTGCATAATCATGTAGCATCTCATAGAAAGTATCTTCGCTTAAAATATGAAGATCCTGGCCTTTTAAAATAAGATTCTCAGCCTTTTTCATTTTTGTGCTTTTTTCACCATTTACATTTGGGCTGTCTTTTAAGCTACCTATAACTAGGAAGTTGGTTTTCGTAGTCACATTATTTTCACAAAAGCCGCCAATATTACAAACAATCTGTGCAGCGTCTTTCCTAGTATAGCGTTCTAATTTTCCAGTGAAAACAACATTTTTATGGAAAAGAGGATTGGATGGATCGTTTAGTGATACATCACCGGCTAGCTTTCTTAAGTCAACAGTTTTCGTTTTATAGGTAGATAAATCAATCCCTCTCTTTACGGATTCTTCTTGTAAACAGGATAGTAATTTTTGAGTAGCTTCACAATCACTTAATGCGCGATGATAGTCATTATCTATCGAGTATAATTTACATAAGTCAAATAAACGATGATGGGGGAGTTCTGGCAAAATGATTCTTGCAATTCGCATCGTATCAATAAAGTCGTTTTGAAAAAGGATATTTAAAGCTTTCAAGAAGTTATCATATAGAAAGTTTATATCAAAATTAACATTATGACCTACGATAACAGACTGGCCGATAAAATCATATAATTTTTGAGCAATATCTTCGAAAGAGGGGGCGTCTTTTAGCATATTATCTGTAATGCCGGTGAGTTTTGTGATGAAACTGTCTACATAATGGTGACTTCCATCGAAATATTCAAGCAAAGGAGGTTTGACATATGAGTGAAATGTATTTACGATTTCGCCGTTGCTAATATGGATACAAGCAACTTCTATAATATTGTCAAAATGGGTATCCAATCCAGTTGTCTCTAAATCTAGAACAACGTATTCCAAAGGAACGGATAAAATAGATTTTCCTTTTTCACGCTTAATTGGCGTTTCATCCGAGGCACTTGACGAACCAATAGATATAGTAATCATTGCTTGTTCCTCCTAGTCAGTCTAAAATTGCAATCACTTTCTTGGCGGTCTTTTTTGTTGCCAGAGGCGGGGATCGGTGTAGATTACGTTGCCGTGTCTTCGGCCTTGGGCCTGTCTTGAGCATAGAAGTAGTCAAGCTGGTTGTCGACGGCGCCCTGATGGTCAGTGGTCAGGGCACGGTACTTGCGCAGGAGATCTTGCTCATATGCTGAGAGGGCCGGAGCGGATGGGGGAGCAATGGGCGGCCGGGCGGTATCGGACAGCTCAAGAAGATAGTCGGATGATACATGTAGCTTTTTGGCAATTTTCGCAAGTTCATCATCTCGAATGGCGCGGGTCCCTTTTTCGATTCTACTTAATACGCTAACGTTGATTCCTACAGCATCTGCAAGTTCTTGTTGCAAAATGTCTAAATCTTCTCGCGTATTACGTATGCGTTCTCCTGTGGACATCATCCCATCTCCTTTCTGCATTAACAATTTCATTATACTGTTTCTTTCTACTACGGAAATTTATTTTTCTAAAATAGAAAATAAATGCTTGACTTTCTGTTATAGAAAGTATATATTGTAAGAGTAGGAAGTTTCTAAAATAGAAAGTAGGTGAATGACGTGAGTAGATTTAACCTTAACTATATCGCAAACAGAAGGAAAGAACTCAAACTTACAAGCGAAGACATGGCGAAGGCCTTGGGGTTTAGCAATGGCTCAGTATATTGGAAATACGAGCATGGCGTGTATAAGCTGAATGCAGACATTCTTCCACTTCTTGCTAAAGCCTTGAAATGTAAAATAAGTTATTTTTATACCCCTTAACTTGCTAAAATAGAAATTTAGGGCATCACAACATCTTAATACTATTGTAGCGCGATTTTTCCGCGCAAGGCTTCGCCGATGCGCAGACAAGGAGGAAGACATGAAGAAGATCAACAAAAAGATGCAGACCTGCAAAGCTGTTGCAGATGGGGCCAGTGAGGTATTGGACGGCCTTGCCAAGCAGGGAATCATTGATAGCTACATTGTCAGCTGCTGTACCACCACTTCTACGGCGGACGGCGGTACGGACTACGACTCGGGCAGCACGACGTACGGCAACCCGGACAGCCTTGTCAAAATGATGAGCTTTATCATCTGCGACATCGAGGCACGCAAAAAGATTCCGGCCCCAGCAACCATCGTGGCGATTATGGAAACCGTCAAGCAGATGAAGAGAGGAGCGGGGTACAGTGTCAGGCAATGAGGATGAGGAGATAGAGACGGCATGAATGATACGCCATATTACAAAGCCCGCTTGCGGGCGGCTGAGCGGGATTCGGCTTTTGAATCCAGACAGAGCGCGGGGGCGGTCATCGGCATCGGCTCGACGCGCCTCTACCAGATTGAGCGCGGCATCCGGTTGCCGCATGAAGATGAAGTGATTGTGATGGCCAAGGAGTACGATGCTCCTGAGCTCATCCACTACTACTGCGAGCATGTATGTGCCATTGGCGCATACTGCAAGAAGGATAACAACGATTGATTTGAGACCGGCAGATGTATCTGCAGGCGGCAACCTGCACCGGCACACGACAAAGGAGGCCATGACTATGACGGTCCACGAGCGGGCGGAAGCCCTAAAGAAGGAGCTGGCAGAGATGGGCATCACGACAGATGCCGAGCTGCAGCAGGCGCTCGAGCGGACGCGCATCGACATCTCGATGTTCGTTCGCAAGCCGGAAGAAGCGGAACGGAAGGAGGAAACGGCATGACGTTTTCAAAACGCGATGAAGAAGGGCGCGTCATCCGAGCAGGACGCTCGACGCGCCGGATCGAGTCGGCATTGGAGGCACTGGCATCGGCCATCATCGGCGTCGGGATGGCGGCGTTGCTCGCGCAGGTCTTTGGCATCGCAATCGGGGTGATCACGCCATGAGAGAGATGCGCAGATTGTGGCAGGACTACCACCTGCCGTATTTCTCGCCCTATGGCTGGGCGGTCATCTTCGCGGGCGGCTTCCTCATCGGAGCGGCCTGCGGGTGGCTTTTATGGCAATAAAATAGCCTGCCTCCGCTGGCGGCGAAGGCAGGCTTGGTCATTGGATGACCGTCTGACTCGACTTCATTATAGCACGGAAGTCTGAGCTTGTCATCCTGTGGCAGTGCTTTTAGCCGGACCCGTTAAGGGTATCCACTCAAGCGGAGAAAATACCATTGAAGGCAGAGGGCAAACGGGATGAGCAAGAAAAGTGAGAAGAAGTACATCCGGAAGATCATCGAAGCAGGGAACACTCTCGAGGTCATCAACTACATCTCGGGAAGGATAGGAGCGAGAGGGAATGGCAGAGGGGAGGGAGAGCAGGAGGGTGAGGAGAAGGTGCAGAGGTGGAAGTGGAAGCGGGCGGAGGACAAGTGCCGGTGGCTGATCAACCAGAACTTCGGGCCGGGCGACCTCTGGATGCGCTTCGGTTATCCTCGAGGGACGCGGAAGACACCGGCAGAGATACGGGATGATGTCAAGAAGTTCCTCGAGAAGCTGCGGCGGATGTACCGCAGGGCGGGGAAAGAGCTGAAGTACCTGTATACGGTCGGTATCGGGAGCCGTGGCGGGATTCACTTCCATGCCGTGTTCTCGGCATTCGACTCGGAGAAGATTGAGACGCTCTGGCAGGACATTGCGGGGACGGAGCAGGTTCCGTACCCATCGGTCAACACGAGGCACCTTGACCGGCGCGGGCATTATCCGAGCGTTGCGGCCTACATCATCAAGAATGCGCGGCAGACTTTCGGGACGGACCGGCAGATTTTCGGCAAGCGTTATTGCGCCAGTCGCAACCTGAAGCCGCCCAAGATCCGCAAAGTCATCGTCCACGCTGGGCACTGGCTCAAGAAGCCGAAGCCGAAGAAGGGCTACTACATCCTGCAGGACTCCGTCCGCCAGGACATCGGGCAGAACGGATTCCCATACCAGAGCTACACGATGGTGCGGCTCCAAATCTAGGCCATATAGCCGCAAGTAAATCATGTACAGGAGTGTGGATAAATGGAGAGATGGAAAGTGAAAACGGCTGCGTCTTATCGCGGAGCCATGAGCAATGCGCGCGGGCGGCAGTTCGAAGCCATGATTGATGCCGGCTGCCGGTACTACCGGATGCATGGCATCGCCAGCATCGAGAAGACGCCTGAGCCATTCCGGTGCCTGCATAAGGGAGCGGGCGGCATCGCCAAAGTGCAGTTCATGAGCCATGCACAGCCGGACTACAAGGGTGTGCTGAAAGGCGGCCGGGCCATCGTGTTCGAAGCAAAGACCACCGAGAAAGACAGGATCCTGCAGGATGTCCTGACGGAGAAGCAGGCCGGGGAACTCGAGATGTTCCGGGAGATGGGGGCAGAGTCTTTCGTGTGCTGTGCGATACAGGGGCGGTTCTTCATGGTACCGTATACCGTCTGGGGCAACTTCAAGCTGTTCTTTGGGCGCAAGTATGCGACGGCGGATGACCTGCGTCCGTGGCGCGTCTGCTTCGACGGTGCAGTCAAGTTCTTGGATGCATATCGCCACAGGAGATGAGGGTATGGTAAAGAAGGAGCGCGGCATGGCCATCCTATTCCAGACGTATGGCCCAGAAGAATATGCGACATATGCATGCCCGCACTGCCGCAGGTACGTCCACAAGATAAATGGGCGGCATATCTGCGCACGGTGCGGAAAACTCGTTGACTGCAACCGGCTGCGCCCGTACACGGGGCGGATTGTCTACGATGGAGGGCGCAGCTGGCTGGATGTGAAACGTGAGGAGGAGTACTTATGAGGTTGGCAAGAGCGATGCGGCGGAAGGCTGAGCGGTCTGCCGCCGTCGGCGAGCTGCAGGCGGTCAAGACGTATGCCGAGGCAAAGAAGGCTGTGCGCCATGCGACGACGCATGAGATTGTTATGCAGGCAGCCGTACGGCGCCAGGCCGTGGTGGAGATCATGGCCACGATTGTCGTCGCGATGCACCGCAGCTACGGCTGGGGGATGGACAGGCTTCTGCGCCTGCGCAAAAAAATGCGCGTGCAGATGGAGTGCCTGAAAGGGCGATACGTGAAGCTCGAAGAGATGGAAAAAATCCTCAAGAATGAACTGGACTGGGAGTTCTGCATTGAGGAGAAGGACACATGGGAAACGTACCGCAAAGTCGAATACAGGGCGGCGCGCGTCATGTCCGTGGTATTCCTCGTCGCTCTGCGGGACGAATTTGGCTTCGGCGAAAAGCGGGCCGACCGCGCTTATCATGAGCTGGCAGACATCTGGACTGCCATCAATGTCGGCAGCTTGAGCATCGAAGACATGTGGAGAGAGCACGATGCAGTCGGGAAGAACGCCAGGGCGTCACTGGCCCTGTAAACACAAAAGGAGAATGACTATGTCTGACATCGAAACATACAAGGCGGCCATCGAGGCCATCGAGAACGAGGGCCTGAAACCAGGCTCACCGGAATATGCAATCGCTTGTATCGTCCGTGCCTGGCTGGACTACCGGCCAGAAGAGGCGGCAGAGCGCGTGTTGGCCGACGGGCGAAGAATCAAGGGGTGCTATCAGTACACGCGGAAGCGAGCGGAAGAGATTTACCGGGCCATGCAGGCCGGGCCGTGTGTGGGCGTATCGGCCGACACGATGCTTGAGTGGATCCTCGGTTATTACGGGTATACAAAAGATGAAGCCCAGGCGCTCATCGAGGGCGGCCTGATGATGGCGGTATACCATGCGATGGCACAGAGCTGGACGCCGTATGGCATGCCGGACAAGATGCCGGCCGGAAAAACGCAGCCGGATGCGGGCGGCGACATGTCCGAGCGACCCAAAAGAAAGCTGGCCTTCGACGCGAATCTGGAGGACCTGCTATGAGTGAACAGCACGTGCCAAAGACGGTCGAGGAAGTGCAGGAGCACTTCTCGCCGGACCTTGACGAGGAAAATGTAGCACGGATCCGCGAGATTATGCCGCACCATCTCTGGGTATGCAGCGCAGAGGACCGCCATCACGCATGGTGCGACTCCTGCGGCAGCTTCGTCCGGATTGACAAGAGTCGGCATCGCGGGCGGACAATCTGCCCAGCATGCCTGCATGAGGCTGAGGTCATACACACATGGCGCGGCTGCAAGACCCTTAGAGACAGGATGCTGCTCTACATCTACGGCACCTCTGCAATCGATACGGAGATCTTGACGGTACAGGCTGTGTATGTGGAGATGGATTGGGGGCCGGCGTACGAGGATGGCGTCATGCCGTGGCAGGTGGAGCCGGATATATACGTCGATAGCCGCAGCGTGTTCGTATACGGCAAGGGCGCGGCGACGATACGGCCTGCCGGCGTCTTGGTGTTGACCTGACCGAGAAATCGAATCTCATGCCACGTAATCTGATCGAGATGCACCGCATGTACCATGAACAGGTGGCCGAGATGCTGAGGCTGGAAGAAGAACGCCATCGCGTTGAACAGGGTGTCATGAAGCTCAGGCAGGACAGGGCCAAGGAGAAAGCCTGGCAGAAGAGGCGCAAGGCCATCGTCAGGAAGTACAGCTTCGAAGCGGGCGGCATGACCATCTATGTACCGCAGCACCTCAAAGAGCTGATTACCGAAGGAGCGGCGATGCACAGCTGTGTGGGCGGCTACGTGGACCGTGTGGCCGCTGGCGAGACCATCGTCGTATTCATCCGCAAAGCCGACGACCTCAAAGAGCGCATCGGTACGATGGAGATTGCGGCGAATGGCGCATTCATCGTACAGGCAAGGGCAAAGTTCAACCGCCCGCTGCCGCCCGAGGCACAGGCATTTGTCGACCGTTTCAATGCAGTCAAGATTGAGAGAAGAGAGAGGGAGAGCGCATGAGTGAAGACATGAAAGAAAAGATGGCCGTGCCCGTGGCGGACGGCACGATGCCGAAGGAATCCGACGAAGAGCGGCTGACGAGGCTGGCCGGAGAAATCAACGCCATCAAGGAGCAGACGCGGGCAACCGTCCAGAACGCGACCCTCGAGATCGGCCGCCGCCTCATCCAGGCCAAGGCAGCCGTGCCGCATGGCAGCTGGGCCTACTGGCTCAAGACATCGGTCGATTACTCGGAGCGCACAGCGCAGATGCTCATGAGCACGTATGAGCGCTTCGGCAATGCACAGCAGAAGCTCTTCGGCACGAAGATGGATCCGGAGCTCGTGAATCAGCTGAACCGCTCGCAGATGTTTGCACTCCTGAGCATCAAGTCAGAAGAAGAGTGTGCGGAATTCATGGAAGAACACAAGGATGATCTTGCCGACATGAGCAAGCGTGAGCTGGAGAAGGCTATCAAAGAGCGCGATGAAGCCCGGGCAAATCTCGAGAAGTGGCGCAAAAGCAATGAGGAGCTCGGCGACACGGCACAGAGAGTCGTGGCAGAAAAAGAGAAGCTGAAAGAGAAGCTGCGGAAGATGACTGCCGAGACGAAAGAGACCAAGGGAGAGATGAAGCGACTGCAGGAAGAGATGGCTGAGCGGACGGCCCGCATTGCTGACCTCGAGAAGCACCTGCAGGAAGCACAGCATGCCGATGTCGAAGTCGGCGCCGTAGTGGAACGCATGCCGGAAGAGGCCGAGCAGGAGATCAAGAACCTCCGCGCCAAGATTGCCGAGCTGGAAGAACAGCAGGGGAAGGAAGCCATCAGCCTTGACTTCAAGCGCCACTTCGAGAACATGAAGGGCGAGTTCAATGCCATGAATGAAGCACTCGATACCATGGAGCCGGACCAGCGGAAGCGATACCGGGCGGCCATGAAGAAGATGATGGACATGATGCTGCAGATCGTGGGGTGATTGCATGAAGATATTCACAGAACAAGCTATGCCGATGCCGGTCCTACACGACAAGCACCGGACGTACGATGCCAACACGCCGATGCGCGCCTGGTTCGAGAAGATTGAGGAAGAGGTCCTGGAAGCGCATGAGCAGGCAGTTTTCCTCGAGATATTCAGTAACGAGGACAGCCGCAAAGCCCTGGCCTATGAGCTGACGGACATCAAGACCGTCTGCGAGACATTCCTCAATGCATTGGGCTACGATGCCAGTGCGCGGGCGGACATCCAGTGCGAGGTAAACGAGAAAAACAGTAAGCGCGGCTACCTCAAGCCGATTGAGAAAGGCGGCGAGGGACGATGAGCCAGGATGCCAAGACGAGGCGGATTGCCGCTACGGTCTGCGAGATGATTGAGCGTGACAGGAAGAACAAAGGGAAGAAGCCGGTCATCTTGCCGGTCAAGCAGCGCAGCCGGTGGCAAAGCGGTATCTGCAAGATTTGTGGCGAATACTTCGACTGCATCACGAACGAGCATGCCCACCGCCATGGATTCAAGGATGCTGACGCAATGGCCAAGAGCGATGCGGTAGATTTTGGAAAGAGGGTAAGAAGATGAGCTTGGATATTAGAGGCATCTGGAAATATCAGGACCTGCTCAAGGAATATAGCGAGCTGCAGGCGCGGGCATCAAAAGCGATGATCACACTCGGATTAAATCGAGATGCAGCCGACAAGGAGTGTAGGAGATTGGCGGCAGAGGTAGATCGGTATCGCACAGAGGCCAAGGCTGCTCATGAGAAAGTCAAGCGACTGGAGAAGAAAATCGAGAAGCTGAAGAAGGTGAAGTACCGTTGGGATACAAGAGCGCGCTGCTGGTGGCCGGTAGAAGGCACGAATATCTACGACATGGTCCAGAAAGTGCCGTACGTGCCGCTCATCATGTATCAGCAGCAGAAAGAGAAAAAGCCGCCCGAACTGTGACCGATAGAAGGCTTACATAAAAGAATAAGAGACTGACTTGACTGTGGCAGAGAAGCATTGCTTCTCTGCTTTTGCGTGCTTGTGAGGTGACCAGATTGGCGGCTTGGGACGAAGAGTGGAGCTGGGTACAGGAGAAGATACAGGGAGAACGGAAGATGGCCGAGCACTACTTGCTGTGCTATCGGCAAGAGCTTGCACGGTATCAGCAAGAGCAAGAGCAAGAGACGAGGGACTGGCTCAAAGCTGTCGAGATGGTGACGGACAGGGCAGGAGATCAGAAGACTACATTCCTGCGCCTGAGGAGAGAGGCATGGCGCAAGCACTTCTACTACCGGGGTAAAGAGACATGGGTGCCATACGTACAGCAGCGGTATGCAAGCTATCAGGCCGAGGCGGGCGGCGAGCGGACGGCTTGGGTAGGCGCACGGACACTGCGGTCGTGGTGGCATGACCTTGTTCGTGATGTGGCAGAGATTCATACCATAATAAATAACAAACAATAATAAACAATCTAGTGCGGCAGCCGTTTTGCTCGAAGAATCCATGGTATAGTGACGTGTGAGCAAGAGCGAGGGCGTGCAAGCCAACCATCAAAACATGTACGCCTCAGCGAGGCTTTCAAGATCCCCCTAGTCATTGGCCCGCGAGCATATATATAAGCGCGCGGGCATCTTTTAAGGAGTAGTGATTCATGCTGATGAGGATTTGCAGCGCATGCGGGCGGCAAGTGAGAGTAGGAGAGTCGTGCTCGTGCCTGAAAGAGCGGCAGAAATCATATGACCGTGACAACCGGAACAAGAAAGCCGCTTCGCTGTATCATTCAAGGCCATGGCAGCTCCTGCAGCTTGCTGTGAAGTCACGTGCTCAGTACATCGATGAATACGTCATGTACTACGAGAAGCGCATGACAGCAGGACGCATCGCACATCACATCATACCGGTGGACGAGCGGCCTGACTTGGCGCTCAATCCGCAGAATCTGGTCTATGTGTCGGACAAGACGCATAAGCTGATTCATGATGCTTACAAGAGAGGCGGCAAGGAGAAGGCCGCCATGCAGGCGAGACTCGCAAGAATCCGCATGAAGAAGCCAGCAGATGGATAAGTTTTCTTTATGGGAGGGGGCGGTCAAAAAAGTTTTTTCTATCGCGTATCAGACCGCGCCCCCTCCTTTGTCGCGAAAAAATGCCAAAAACCATGAAAGGGGATGAGACTATGGGACGCCCACGGAAAGTCGTATCGATGTCGACCGGGAAGATCGGTAAGGCGGCAAGAGCTGCCAGGAGTGAAGCGGAGAAGCAGATGCACGTCAAGGCGGACGCCCTCTCCCCTCCGGACTGGCTGTCGGACCGAGCGGCATTGGAATTTGACCGTGTCGTGAGAGAGTCGGCAGAGCTCGGCATGCTCGACAACCTCGACCTCGCGGTCTTGGCCGTCTATGCGGACAACTACAGCCGTTACGCGGATGCTGCGATGCACATCAACATCCATGGAGCTACGGTCACAACCAAGAACGGCTATGAGACGCCGTCGCCATGGGTGGCGGTATCTGACCGAGCGGCGAAGAACATCTTCGCGTGCTCGGCCAAGCTCGGCATGAGCGTGACAGACCGCCTCAAGCTGATTGTGCCGACAAAAGAGGAGAAGTCGGTCAATAAATACATCAAGTTCTTTGGAAGTGATAAGGGATGAGAGACCGCACGACGGAATACGCCAAGCTCGTCTTGAACGGGCAGCGCATCTGCGGGCGGAGTGAAGTGCTGGCCGCTCAGCGCCATATCAACGATATGAAAGATAAAGGCACGGAGTGGATTTTTGATGTCAAAGAAGCTGAGCGTCACATCGACATTGCCAACACGCTGACGATTGGCGAAGGCGAGGCGCATGCACTCCATACGCGCGGCTTCCAGAATTTCATTATCGGTAGCCTCTTCGGCTGGCGCAAAAAGC